TGCGACTAACGTGCCGACGTTGCGACCCAAACCGGTGGCGAGACCGCCAGTCGCAGCAACAAAGGCTGCCACTGACCCAGACGTGCCAAAGCTAATCGTTGGCGTGCCCCCCGTGTAGGCGGAGCGCACCATTGTCGTAAGGCGAAGAATTGAGGCGCCTTTCGGCAATATGCCAATCGTGACGGTTTGATTGCCAGCCGTACCAGCGGTGAGCGTCTTTCTGATAAACGCCACTTGCTGGCCAACGGGCTTGCGTGCTGTCGTTCCAAATGCCATCTCGGCCTCCTGTACCGAATTGTTCGATTGGTTCGATTACGGAATGTTGCCGGCAATAGCTTTGGACGACATGACAATCGTGCCAAAGTCAGTCGCAGCGCTCGTTCCACTGACGGTGACTGTATAAGAAGACTTTTTGAGACCGGAAATGCACCCAGCTTTAACACCGAGTTTATTTCCATAATCAAAAAGTTGCTCAAACCAATCATAGGAATTTTTATCGTGGCCCTCACCAAAGGCCGCGATCGCTGCTTGCGCCCCACATAAAACAGCGCGGCGCGCAGTAGTAATCGCCGCGTTGGTGGAACTATTGGCGCCCTGCGTGACGCGATACGACTCATGCAGGATGCAACCGTTGTAGGTGCCCAAAGCGCCCGTAAATATTGGGTTTTTTACACTACCGCTGCCCTGCAGCAGGCTCTTTTGCAGATCGTACCACGTTACCTGTGCCGTAGCTGTTGAGGGTTGGGTCCGCAGTGACGTTGTTTGGAACGGGTGCAAAAAAACGACGAACCATTTTTCGCCATCAACCACAATGGGTCTGATTGGAGGCGTAACGGTTTTAGCTTTTTCCACCGCCTTATCTATCAACGTCAGCGAGAAGCAATGCGTGGTGTCAGTGCCGCCCGCCGTGCTGAGCGATTGATCGTTGGCAATAGCGGCGGGCCAGACCTGGTGTTCATTGCCGGACGTGGTGCTGGGGGTAATGACAGTGTTATGGCCCGTATACCGCGTATCGGTTTGTGCCATGTACCCGCAGACCTGATTGAAAAACCATTGATCCCACCTGTCCGCCCACCAATCGCTGAGACCCATCATCGCTTCCTCCCGGATCTCGAAAGGAATGCGTTGCTCGGTCATCTTGCCTTCACTTCTGACGGCATGACGCAACTGGTTTATCAACAGGTCATCGGTGTAGGTGGTCAATGCTTCTTCATTGCCTTCCTGCATGCCATCGCCCTGGACACCGTCGCCAGTGAGCTGCATGCGCAAGGTCACACGGACACGATCGCCGGGGCCTTTGCTGGTTTCTGGTTTAATCTGGATCAGATTGTCGGAGCTCGGACCCATAAAATTCTTGATATAGGTCTTTCTCAAAGCCTCTCGGGCCAACTTTTGCGACCAGAGTTTAACGGCTTCACTGGCGCCTACGCCATATGCTGTGTCTGCCATGCGGGCACACCTTCAGTGGTCCTCGCAATTCCCTGCGAGGCGTTGGAGACGATGGGTGGCTAGGTGCGCCGGTTAACGACTCGGGCGGTCGGGCTCTCTGTTTAACGACATAAGAGAGAACGTCGGAGCCGCCGGTTTAACGCCGCGGCGGCAAGGCGAACTGTTTACTGGCCGATGTAGACGTCGGATGTCAAGTTGACGTTGGTGTTGGCGCTCATATTGATCTTGAGGTAGCGCCACCCGTGATCGCGTCGGAGGGTGTACCAACTTGTCGTAGCGGTCGTGATCGCGAACGAGGCCACTGCTACGGTCTCGGGCGCAGTATGCACCGCGTAGGGGATGTTGAGGTAATTGGTGCCGTCCACTGAGCCCAGAATGTTGACGGTGACCGTCGGCGTGCCGCCAACCGTGGAGGTGATCTGCAGCAGCACTACACCTCGGTGGCCGCCGCGGTCGAGGATGTTGGTGCTGTCGGCGTTGCCGGTTTGGGCGTTCTGCAGTTGGTAGATCTGAACGCCACCGAGGCCAGTAGCTTGAAGTGTTGCCATCGCAATACCCCCGTTAGCCGAGCTTGCCGGCGCGTTTCATTCGGTCCCACTGTTTGTCGAATTCCTCCGGATCCTCAAGGTAGAGGTCGGAGAGATCCGACATGCTCATATCGTTGGCGCTCTTGCGCCCCTCGCCGCCGGAGATCGTCATCGTGGCGCGCTGTCCCCGCTTCGCCGTCTCGATCTTGCCGTTGGGCGTGGCACCATTACCGCTCGGGGTCTTATAACCCCTGGTCTTCGCCGCTTCGTAGTAGAGCGTGGCCGGCTGCACACCGAGTTGGAAAGCGCGCTGCGCGATCCCCATGGCATCGTTTTGCAGGATGGCGGCGCGGAGGTGTGCCGGCGACGGAAAGCCCTGCTGGCGCGCCTCCTGTTGCGCGAGCGGCGAGCTGTCCGGATAGAGGTGTTGCAGCTCGCCCATGCGATGCTGCTTGAGATGCTCGCAAGCGAGGTCGTAGTCGCTGACCTTCTGCCCGTTGATCTCCAGCACGGGCGCCGTCTTGCGCGCCTCGTTCTCGGAGGCGCGGACGTGGTCCCAGAACACCCTCTCTTCGTGTTGTGCCTGCAAGTGTCTCTGAGTCGCTTCGGCGCCCTGGTGCGTCTGCAGCAAGGCCTGCTCAAGCATGGCCGTCCGCGCTTGGAAGTGGCCGATCGGATCCTCATCGACGCTGGGGATCTTCGGCTCTTCGCGCTCCGGCTGCGCCGGCTTGCGCGCGGCGCGCAAGTCATCAATGAGCTTGTTGACCGCGGTTAGGCTTTCCTCGGCGCGGCGAGCTCGCTCACGCTCAGAGGTGAAGGCGCCCTGCGCGTTGCGATAATTGGTCTCTAGCTGCTCATAAGAGGGCTTGGGCTTATCCGCGGGCGGCTCGATCGGCTCGGGCTGGGGTGGCTCCGGCGGGCTTGGCTCTTCTGCAGCCTCTTCCGTTTCCGGTTTGTCGAGCTCCGCAGCGAGGCTTGCCCACTTCGCGGCATCAGGATCCGGCGCAGCATCGGCCGGCGTCGGCCCGCTCGGAGCCGCCGGTTTGTCAACCATCGAATTGTCCTTACTGGTTACAGAAAGCCGAACATGCGGAGGATGTACATTTCCTCCTCCTCGTTCGGCCGAACTTGCTCGACCGGCTCCGTGGCCGGCTCGGCAATGGATGCGGGCGGCTCTGGCGCCCTCTTTTTGCTTTGTCTCGGCGCGCTGCGTCGCGGGAATGGTGCCAGCGAGCCGAGCTCGCTCAGCGTCGTCGGCCCGCTCGGCAGGCTAACCGGATCGCCCTCTACGTAGGGCTGTTCGGCCGCGACCGGCTCGGGCTCCGGCTCCTTGCGCGGAATGAAGAGGAACGGATCGTCCTCGCGATTGGGGAACGGAAAGCGCCGCCGCCTGCCGCCACCACCCGCGCCGCCGCTCGGTGGCCCCGGCACGGCCGGTGTGTACGTCCACGTTAAGAGCCAATGTGTGCCCCAAGAGCCGCCCCATGCATCGACGGCCGTCATTTAGGGCCGCCATTCGTTTCCGGGAGCGCCGGTGCCCTGCACAGAGGTGGAATTGACAGACCTTATATTGGTGTCCAATTGGTTCGCCACCGTGAATGTAAGACTATCCGTCTTGGCCTTGATCGCCGCCACCTCGGTATCAACCGCCGACAGAATGCTGCTCACGTTGCTGCTGACGGTGGATAGCGCCGACGATGTGGCGAGCCCGCTCTGGATCTCATTGACAGCATCGGCCGCGATTGCATCTGCATCGATTGCATCGGTCGCAACGGCTGCGGCGGTAATGGTGCCGGCCGCCATCGCGCCCACGCTGGCATCAATGCGCCCCGACACCAGCGCCGCCGGCAACACCGCCTTGACGGCGGCAATATCGGCCGCGGTCGAGGCTCCAGCCGGCGCACCGAGGCGCGTATAGGCGTCGCCCGCGGCTATCACGTTGGTGGTGAGTGGGATGCGCTCGTGGAAAACGAATGCCCCGGTACATTTGATGCCGACCATCACCCAATCCGCGCCACTCGCCACGGCAGCGTCTGGTAAGTCGAGTCGGTAAAGGCCCGGCATGTTGGTGCTGTCCACCTCTTTGACGCCGCCGCTGCTGTAGGCAGAATTGACGGTCGACAAATCCGACAGCGAGATTGACGTGCGCGTGCCGCCTTGGCGCCAATATGAACCCGTGAAGTTGGTCGCGGTCTTGCCCGTCACTTCCGTGCTGTCGGTGGTCGAGCGCAGCACAAACGACCAGCTAACCGAGGTGCTATCTGCCTTGATGCCGCCCTGTAACTTGTCGGACATCTAAACTGCTCCCACGGCTTGAAGATAGGCGAGCAACGCGCTGTAGAGGGCGGCGTGCTCAGTGCTGTTGAGGCCTTTGCCGAAGCCACCTCCCGATATCTGCCAGTCTCCAAAAAAAACGTGGGACCTAAGAAAACTTAAATTCTCGTTGGGGAGGCCAGTTGAGGCCGCAGTGGTATCGGTTCCTACCGAGGCCCCGTTACGGTAAGAGGCTAGGGCGTTGGACGCCGTCCGGCTGGCGGAGTAAAGCCCCGGCTTCGTCGTGTTGCTTGTGTAATCAATCTGTATGGCGCTGTCTCCAATAGCAGCTCTGTAGGTGTTGGTGCTAATATTGGGAAACCCTTGGTTTCTAAAACTGCCCGCGTCACCTCCGAATAAGGGTGAGGTCCCGCTTGCAGAGCTTGCCAGGTTCCACGCGAACATCGTCGCGTCGTTCGCTGCGAACTGCCCACCGCTTGAGAAGGGGTTATAGGTGGTATCGATGTATGAGGTGGATGCGTTACCCGTATAGCCTCTATCTGCCGTAAATGTCGGACTGCTTGTCGCCGTTGCATTAAACGTGCCGGGATTTTTCCAATTGATGAGTGCCGCTTGGCTGTCGGCTGCTGCAAAAATGTAAAACGCGTCCAACTTGCTCCAGACCCCCGCATCCTTGAGCGCCTTGATGCAGGCGTTAATCAGTGCCTTGCGCGTGGCGGTCGGTGGCGTCGTGAACGCGGCGGCTAGCGTGTTGGTTTCGGTTTCGAAGCTAAACGCCCCAGTAGCTACCAAATAATTAAATATCGCCGCGTTATAGTTGGCCGCCTCCCCACCCGTAAAGCCGCCGCCAATACTGAAGGCGCTAACCTGATCAGTGCTGAATAAGTCGGCCGTGCCAGCATTATTACGCGCCCCAATATAGACGGTTCTTCCAGATGCGGGCACGGCCGACGCCGTATTTGTGTACGTGTGCACCAATGCACCATTGTAGTAGGTGTCCCGAAAGCTACTGTTCGGCCGATTTATGATCCACGAGCCCCGCGCCTGCGTATCGCTACCGCCGCCGCCGCTGTTGGTGTTCAGCAGTGAAAAATCGTTAGTGGAATTAAAGACTACCAAGACCTGCGCCGCGTTGGTATTAAGCACACCATGGCCAAGCGTGCCTCCCGTCGCGCGGGATGTCGTGGTCGTCATCATCATGTGCGCCGAATTAAGCGTGTATTGCGACGCATTCAGCGCGATAT